CGACCAGCACACCCGGCGACTGCGTGTTCGTCCTGACGCGCAGGGTGAACGAGCCGCCCGTCGTGCTGTTCGTCACCCAGTACTGCTGGGTCGTCTTCGGCACGATGATGTCGATGTTACCGACAATCGCGCCCGTGAACTCGTAGGCGATGCGGTTCAGTTCCGCGCCGCTCAGCGTGTAGTTGCCGCTCAGGCCGGCGAGGTTGATGGACGTGTAGTCGAACGCAAACACCGCGCTCTGGCCGAGGCCCAGCGTGTACCAGCTCGTGCCGTCCGTCACCGCCGTGGCGCTGTCACCGGGCGCGAGGGTCAAGTTCGCTGCGTCGTTGATCGTCTCAAGGCCCTGCGGGTCGATGACGAGGTTGCCTGAACCGCCGTTGCGGACGGCGATGAAATAGTCACCACCGACACCCGCCGCTGTCGGCAGCGTCAGCGTGCCGAGGCCGCCCGACCAGACGAACATCGTGGCGCGGTCGGAGCCGCCAGCCGTGTAGTTCGTGTTGAGGATCGTGACGGGCGTGGACTGCGAGAGCGTCGAGCCGGTCGCCGTCAGGCCGAAGCCGGCCAGCGCGGAGGCCTGCGCCTGCGCCGTGGCCGCGCCGTAGCGGAACACGCGCCACGAACCGGCTGCAGTGGTGTTGTCGGTCAGGTATATCTGCCACTGCTCGCCCTGCCCCATCGACAGGAGCGTACCGCCCACGCTGTTCTTGACGGTGACAGTCTGCGGGCCGAGGTTGTTGAACAGGACGGTCTGGCCGGTGCCGGTCTGGTCGGCCGGCGGCATGAGGATCGAATAGACGCCAGTGGGCGTCACGTCGATGATGCGCGCCGCCGGCTGCAAGAGCGTGTTGCTCTCCAGCGGCCAGTCCAGTGCCGTGTCGGCCGTCAGCGTCAGCGACAGATACGACACATCCGACGGGTAGATCGTCGTGCCACCAAATATTTGTGTATAGGTGTTGCTCATCACGCCTCCTTGCGGACCGCCGAGCGGTCCAGAATTTTGGCGAGGTCTTCGCCGTTGAGCATGGCGGCTGCACGGTCGTACATGGACTGCCAGACGGGCATGCGCTCGTCATTCTTCAGGAACGGCGTGGCCTCAAGAAGCGTCCCGTACAGCAGGAGCTGCGGCGCGTATTCGGTCAGCCAGTTGGTCTGCACGACATCGTCAAGCAGCGGCGGCAGCTCGTAGTAGAGGATTTCAAACGGGTACTCCTCGTCCGGCGTCGGCGCGATCAGCCAGTGCGAGAAGTCATAGTCGCTGTAGAAGATTGGCTCCTCGGTCTGGGAGCGGTCGGGCCAGTAGCTGAGCAGATACTCGTAGGCGCGGGTGAACAGCACCTTGCGGCTGTTGCTGTTGGCCCCGGTGCCGATGTTGATCGACACCGTGTCACGCCAGCGGTCGGGCTTGGCGTAGACCGACTGGCCCACGAGGAGCGTCCCGGTCACGACGTTGATGAAGCCCTGTATCTTGAGCTCGCGCGCGATGCGGCGCTCGGCGAGGTTGATCAGGCGCGGGATTTGCTCGAAGACGACGGGGTCAGACGCATAGGTTGTGCCGCGCTCAAGGTAGCGCCGCACGTCCTGCTGGAGCGTCGTGAAGGTCATCGTCGTGGCCATCGGCGCACCCTACATTAGTTTTGGGCAGAATGCCACGGTCAGGATAGGTACTCAAACACAAGGCCGGCGATGGCCAGCACGAGGGCACCGAGCGTCATCTTGCCCTTGGAGAGGGTCGGTTTCTTGTCGGTCGGCAGCACGGTTCCGACGACACCCTTGAAGGCGGCCTTCTCGGCCTCCTTCTTGACGGCGTTGAGCGCCAGTTTCTTCAGGTTCATGGTAGCCTCCTCACTTAGATTTGCTCTCGATGACCCCGACGCGAACTTTCAGGTCATTTATTTCGCCCGTCAGGTGCTCACGTAACTCCGCTCTAGCCTTAGCTGAATGCGGACTGTCCGTAGGTACACCGTCTGGCGTGACGAGAACAGGCATCGACGCTTCGATCTTGGTCAGCCGCGTCTCGAAGGTGTTCACCTGCCCCAGCAGCCACGCAATGCAGGCGATCAGGATGGGCACAGCGCCCTTCAGGATGTCGCCCCAGTTGACGTTCACGGCAGCCACCCGGCGAACTTCTTCGTCTTAGCCTTGCGGTCATCGAGGCCGTGCGTGCCGCCGTTGATGCGCTTGGTCAGCGCAAGGATGGCGGCGTCGTTGATGCCTTGGTCGCAGATAGACCAGAGCTTGTTCTTGTCGAAGAACCACAGGGCGCTCTCGAAGCACAGCTCAGTTGCCACGAGGTTCGGGTTCTCCATCACGTCCGGGCGGTCGATGTAGTCCGAGAACGCTTGATAGTTCGCCTTGCCCGTAAGCTGCAGCGCGCCGCGCCCACGGTACTTCCACCCGTCGCCGGACGCCTCGACGCTGTTGCCCATGCGGCTGGCATAGACGCGGTTGGCGATCTTCTGCGGCTGACGCTCATACGCCTTGGCCATAGCTTCCGTGGGGAAGTACTTGCCGAAGATGCCGCGCAGGCCCTTCGCGCCGTAGTTCAGGTTCTCGCTGAAGGCTGTGAAGTTGCCGCTCTCGTGCGCCGTCTGAGCGAAGAAGTGCGCCGCGCGGTTCTTGTTCAGCTTGTAGTAGGCGGCGGCGGCTTTGAACGTGCCCGGTCCGAACGCACCGTCAGCGGTGACGCCGATCTTCTGCTGGAGGGTTACGAGGCTCATTTGTTCTTATTCCATAGCTCGAACAGCGCCTTGATCTTCTCCTCAACCACAGCGAGACGCACGTCCATCTTGGCAAGGATAATGGTCAAAGAGATGAACGCCAGAACAATCGGCCAAAGCTGGCCGATCAGTTCAACGGTAGAAAGATTGCCAGCCATTACGCCCTCGGGTTGCGCCAGTCTGGGAAGTCGTCCTCATCGACCACGCCGTCGCCGTTGGCGTCGTAGCGCAGGTCGTTGCGATACTTCTCCCACGGGGCCATGTCATCGTCTTCGTCGACCTCAGGCTCCGGCGCAGCAGCCATAGGCGCAGCCATAGGCTCAGGTGCTGGCAGGGGCTCAGGCTCAACTGGGGCAGGCTCTTCCGGCTTCGCGTCACGCGCATTGGCGTTGAGGCTCAGGCCACCCAGAAGGCCAACGAACGCACCGATGACCATGTTGAACGCGGGGCCGACGATCTCAAAGACCTTATCGCTGTCCACCACGTCATTGGACGCGAACAGGCCGACGACCAGTGCGGCCACGACGACCAGCACGACGCAGGCCAGTGTGATTACCGCCACGCGGATCGTGAACTCGACCGTGTCCTCGATGCCCTCGCGGCTGCTTTCAAAGCGATCCCAGAAGCTCATGAGGCCTCCCCTTCAGTTAAGTGGTCGGTCAGCCACCTGCTGCAGACGATCTTCAATGCGCCTCAGGTGAGTGATCATTTCATCAAACCGGCGGTCGATCAACTGAAAGCGCTCGTCGCCAAACTGCAGGCGCGTCTCCAGCTTCGTCAGCCGACTGCTCAGCGTCGTCCATACACCGATCAAGCCACCCAGAAATGTCAGGACGGTTACGATTGTGTTGATGTCGACCATCATTATCGGAGGTTTTCGAGTTTGTAGATCGTCGAGAGGTAGATGCCTGTGACGTTGTCAATGAGGTTCGCGACGGCACGGTTGCCTCCGCTGATTTCTTCGTGGTTGGCTTCGATCCACTCAGCGTCGGCCTTGAGGATTTTCAGGCTGTCGCCCTTGGTGTCGGTCGGCGAGGGGATGCTGCCGATCAGGCCGTTGAGGCCCTGATGCGCCTCGATCAGCGCGTCGAGCGCCTCGATGATGCTGTCGTAGAACTTGCCCAGCGCCTTGTGCTGGGCGTAGCTCTTCGTGCGCCAGTGCTCGTAGTGCGCGAGGTTGCGGGCGTAGAAGACCCGGCTGATGAGCTGCTCGATCATGCCAGTTGCTTTGCCATCACGTCGCGCATGATGACCTCCTTCGCCTGCTCAATGATGGACGACGCCAGCAGGTCACGCAGACGGTTAGCGAACTCGGCCATCACCTCGCTGTCGGGGTGCTTCTCGGCGATTTCGGCCAGCGCCAACTGGTAGTTGTCGATGTTTATCTGGTGATGCATGACCTCGCGCTTACGGTGCTCGTAGGCGTCGGTGAGTATCTTTAGGCGTTCTTCGTCGAGGGTGGTCATTGATTGTGCTCCTTATGCTGCGCCAAATGCAATACTATACCCATCACCCGTTGGCAGTGTAGCTGGGTCTGTATATTTAGTGCCAAATCCGCTTCCGCTCCACGGGTAGGCAAGGACGCGGGGGGAGTTGAAGGCCGAGACAGCAATAGCGTCTCCGGTTACGTTAAAGGCTACACCGGTACCTCTACTGGTCGGCAAAGTCGCTGGATTAGCAAACTTTGTACCAAAACCGCTGCCGCTCCACCCATAAACGCTGATAAAAGGGGAATTATCATGCGACACGGCAATAGCATTACCTGCGGGGTGGAATTTCACGGAAAAAGCAGAGGCTGGCACTGCCGTTGCTGGATTGGCAAATTTAACGCCAGTCCCAGAGCCAGACCACGGCCATGCGTTGATGTAAGGCGAGTTACCAGTTGCTGCGGCGAGAACATCGCCAGAGGGACTAAAGGCTACACCGTACCCACTTGCCGGAAAGTCCGGCGGAGTGGCAAACATCGTACCGAAGCCAGAGCCAGACCACGGGTAGACAGGTAAACCCCGACCACCGCTACTTGCCACCGCTAAATAATCTCCAGCAGGGCTGAACGCTACGCCGTAACCGGCGCTACTGGGTTGCTGGAGGCCGGGCGGGTCGGCAAACTTGGTGCCAAAACCTGATCCAGACCACGGCCAAACAGCAACACGCGGTGAAGAAAAGGCTCCTACTGCTATATAATTTCCAGCAGGGCTGAAGGCTACAGCAAGGGGTGTGCCCGGTACATCGACAGGATCGGTAAACTTTGTTCCAAAACCGCTAGCGCTCCATGGATACGCAACAAGGCCAAAGCCACCGGCCATGGCGATAGCGTTGCCCGACGGACTAAACGCTACACCATCAACCCTGACCCCCGGACCCCCAACCGGGTTGGCGTACTTTGTGCCAAAGCCTGAGCCAGACCACGGGTAGACTGAGATGAAGGGTGTGGTGGCGTGACCCACGGCCAGATATTGTACCGCAGCCCGAGTAGTGACCGACCACGTCGATTGCGTTGAGCCTATGCTGACTAGGAACGAAGCTGCCGTGCTAAAGCTGCTCGACGAGGTGCCACGCACAGTAAAGTTCTGTCCGGGCGAGATTGTTCCCGACGACGCGTACGCGCCGCCGTTTACAGAGCCCTGACCGCCATTGGTGACCGACCAGTTAGTAGTGGCATTATAGCCGGTCGGAGTAATAGTGTTTGATGTCGTGAGGGTAGACGGGTTTGCACCCGTGGCGTTGGTAAAGCTAAAGGCGTCAGGATTGACATCCGCCGTCACGCTATTGCTGGCGGCGCTGGCTGGCCCAGTGCCAGCGGCATTAGTCGCGGTCACCGTAAAGGTGTAAGTAGTACCTGCGGTAAGGCCGCTTACCGTTACCGGCGAAGACGCCCCGGTGCCTGTAACGCTCCCCGGACTGGAAGTCACTGTGTAACTGGTAACTGCCGGCACGCCAAGGTTGGTGGGCGCAGTGAACGTCACAGAGACAGAGGTGCCGGTGACAATAGTGGCCGTGCCAATCGTCGGCGCGCCGGGAAGCGTGGGCCAAAGGTTCTGTTTTTTCCAATATGCGGCCTCCGCCAAAGTCCAGAGGCCAGAGGCAACGCCACCGCTAGGCGTGACGGGTGTCTTCCTGATAATACCACCGGGCCAACGGTTACTCATGAGCGGTTCCTTACGGCTCGATTATAGCAGTAGACGTGTCCCGATCCAAGCGCAGTGTGCCCTCGCAGACCATACTCCAGTCGGGTCCGGTCTTCTCGCCACGGCACGGCACGTTGATCTGGACGTGCTTCGTCAGATACTCCTTGCCGTCCTCAAACACGCGCCACGCATGATCGACAGTGCCGCGCCCCGGCTGGCCGCGCGTCTGATTGTAGCGGACGTGGAAGAGCGCCATCAGATCACCTCCGCCGCTGGGGCCGCCGCATACTCGACGTTGATGTTGAAGTGCACGAACTTGATCGGCTTGTCGGAGCCGTGGCGCGTGAAGCCGTGCGGCAGCCACGCATTGGCGAAGATCATCGTGCCGGGCTGCGCCTCGAAGCCGATGGTGTTGCTGGCCGGCGTGATCTCAGCCATGTTGGCTTCGGGCAGGTTGGCCTGCACCTTACCGGCGCGGGGGTCGTAGAACAGCGCCTTGGAGCAGTTCTCCGGCGTCTCAAGGAAGTAGAAGCCGACAAGCTGCGCCCCGTTGCCGTGGACGTGCTGCTCCATTGCCGAGTGTTTGTGATGCTCCTGCGCCCACATCTCCGTGAAGAAGGTGGTGGCGTTTTGCATGTCGCTGCCCTGATTGCGTAGGATTTCCCACGCGCTCTTGCCGATGAACTCACAGAAGTCGCGCAGGCGCGGGTCTTGCGAGAAGTCGCCCGACATCTTGGCCGGGTATATCTCGTTCAGGTCGTCAGACTGCTGCGCCAGATACTCGTCAGACACCGCGTTCACGGCGTCGAGGAACTCCGGCTTCAGGGCGGTGACGACGACGGACGGAAAGCAGAAGATCGGCTGGAGGTCGCCGCTCACGACTTATCTTCCAAAAACAGCGGCTGCATGTTCTTCAGCACCTTGGTGCGGTCGCCTTGGCTGTTGATCACCTTCATGGTGATCGCCTCGATGTGCGGCACGATCTGCGTCTCGAAGTCGGGGTGGCAGCGCATGGTGTTGAGGTGGTCGTGCGGGATGGTGCCGGCGGTAAGCAGGAAGTTCTCCGCGCGCGTCTTCAACTCGCCCAGCCACTCCTCGCGCTGCATCGCCTCGTTGGCCTCCAAGAAGGGCAGGTGCCGGTATTTGCGGTTCGGCTCAAGCTCGTCCATCAGCTTGCAGATGTAGGCGTACTCATTGAGCGCGGCTTGGTGGTTCAGCGCCCAGCCCTCGTTGACGGAATTGCACTCCAGCAGGTCTGCCTCGGCATTGAGGCGCTGCACTTCTGTGGAGGTGTCGTCGGCCAGCACGGCCTCTGCCGCCATGACCTTGGCCTTGCGGCGCAACCCTTGCGCCTTGGAGTGCTCGATCTTGACGCCGATGTCGATCTTCTGGTCGTGCAGCAGCGCCCACGCGCCGTCTACGGTGTGGCAGCTTCCTGCCATGAAGTGCTTCAGTTGGAAATCGCAGTTATTGCGATGCGGCTTGCTGTTCATCGTGTGCTCCTTACGATGAGGTGGAAGTTAGATGTTGACGCCAGATGTGCCGTTGGAGGCAGCAGAGCCTTCAAAAGAGGCAGCCGTAGCAGCCCCGCCTGCGCTGACCACGTCTCCTGAGTATGTGTATTTGTTGCGGGTGGTCACGGCAACTGTGGTACGGCCCAAAGCAAAAATGCCGACTGCGCTAGCGCCGGCGGCGGAACCACTGCGAGACGCCGCTGTGGCGGCAGTCCCTGCACTAACAACATCACCTGAGTAAGTGTACTTGTCGCGGGTGGTGGACACGGAGCCAGCCACGTTCCCTAGTGCAAAGATACCGACTGTGCCGTTACCAGCGGCAGAACCAGAACACGAAGCCGCTGTAGCGGCTCCGCCTGCCGCGACTACGCAGCCTGAGTAGGTATATTTGTTACGTGTGGTGACAGCCGGAAAAGCTTGACCCAAGGCAAAGATACCAGTCGTGCTATTGCCCGCCGCGGAGCTTAGGTACGAGGCCACTGTAGCCGCCCCACCTGCGCTGACTACGTCACCGGAGTAGGTGTACTTGTTGCGGGTGGTGGAGGCACAGGGCGCAGCCCCCAACGCAAATATGCCCACCGTGCTGTTACCGGCGGCGGAGCCTTCAGTCGAAGCTGTTGTAGCAGCGCCGCCTGCGCTAACAACACAGCCTGCATAGGTGTATTTGTTGCGGGTGGTTACGGCAACTGTAGTACGGCCCAACGCGAAGATACCAACCACGCTGTTTCCAGTGGCGGAGCCGCGATACGAGGCCACTGTAGCAGCGCCGCCTGCGCTGACTACGCAACCCGAATAGGTGTACTTGTCGCGGGTGGTGGATCGGCTGCCGCCAGCACACCCCAGCGCAAAGATCGCAAACGTCCCGTCAGTCAGCGGCCACAGGCCCTGACCGACCGCCTGAAACTGCTGGGAGAGTGTCCAGATGCCGCTATACGAGGGCATTAGATGGTTACTCCCGAAATGCCGTTGGATGCTGCGTCCCCGTCACCAGCAACACTAGCAGAGGTGGCCACCGCATTCGTATCGGTGGCGTAAGTGTATTTGTTACGAGTGGTGGTGCTGTTGCCAATGGAAAAAATACCTACCGTACTGTTGCCCGAGGAAGAGCCGCCGCACGTTGCCGCTGTTGCTTGCGTTCCAGAACTGACAACGCAACTTGCGTAAGTATATTTATCTCGGCCACGACAAGAGCCGTTAACATAACCCAGCGCAAAAATACCCACTGTGCTATTTCCTGAAGCCGCGCCGTTTTGAGAAGCCTGAGAAGCGGCACCACCCGTCGCGTTCGTGTCACCTGAATAGGTGTATCTGTTGCGGGTAGTGGTGCTGGAGCCACTGCAATTCTGCCCTAACGCAAATATACCTCGTGTGCTGTTACCCGCTGCGGACCCGTATCGCGTAAGCTGCGTCGAAGACGTAGCCGCCGAAACCACATCTCCTGAATAGGTGTATTTGTTGCGAGTAGCGTTGCATCCTAACGCAAAAATACCAACCGTACTGTTGCCTGTTGCGGAGCCATAGTACGCAACCCCCGTTGCCGCACCACCGGCGGTAACGGCATCATTTGCCCAAGTATATTTATTGCGAGTGGTGGAAGGGCCAACGGAAACGATAAACCCAAGCTGGAAAATTCCAACCGTAGAATTACCCGCCGCAGCGCCAGCAAACGAGGATACTGTTGCGGAAGATGCACTCGTAACCGCATCACTTGAGAAGGTATATTTCTCTCGGCCGATGTAAACGGTTCCGTTAGGGTTTCGCCCCAGCGCAAAAACACCAAACGTCCCATCCAGCACAGCCGTGATGCTGTTGCTGAACGCGCTCTGCGGGGATGGCCCGTAGCTGTTCAACGCGAAGACGCCAAACGTGTAGGACGTGCCATTGCTCAGGCCCGTTACGCTAATCGGCGATCCAGCCACAGCGCCAGAGAAACCATCAGGATTGCTGCGGTAAGTGTAGCCCGTGATGGCCGATCCGCCCACATTGGCCGGCGCGGTAAACGGCACAGAGGCGCAGTTATTGCCGCCAGCCGTAGCCGTGCCAATCGTCGGCGCGTTCGGGGCCTGCAGCGGGTTGAACCCCACGCCGAGAATGCCGCCCGGAAACCTTTGCGACATGAGCCTTACCCCGCGTATTCTTGATACGTCACAGTCATCGTGATGGTGTTGCCCGTGCCCGCAGTCGCGCCCAGAGACGTGTTCGCGGCCAGCACGACCGGCGTGGTCGCGTCAGCCACAATCAGCGAAGCGTCAGCCGGCACGGAGATCGTCGAGGCGATGGCAAAGGCAGTGCCGCCCAGTGCCGCCGCGCTGTAGCGCGAGACGCTGATGTCGGCGGCGTTGGTGCCGTCCACGTTGGCCGCCACGATGGCGATGACCTTGAGCACCCGGCCGGACGACGCCGCGTTGGAGAGCAGCGAGGTCGCGCTCGTCGAGCTTAGGGCGACGTTGACGGTGAACTCACCGATCAGATTGTTGGGGGCTACGTAGGCCATGAGCTACCTCACGAAATCTCAAGGATGGACATCACGACATCCAGCGAGGTCGCGGCTGAAGACTTGACCTT